TGTTCCTCCATGTATTTCAGTTCTTCAAAGTCCTGCTTGCGTTCCTGCTTCGTTTCAAAGTATGCCTTTCCCATATACCCGACCATTACCGCTACTACACCTGTTACCCACGCTATACCTAAATCTGATACGGGCTCCCGACCGAAAGCGGAGAGGATATAAGGAATCGAGCCGTTAATCACCCCGATTATCAATAGGGCTTTCACGGCTCGCTTGGTGTAGGTTCGCCTGTTTTCTCTGTGGCGCTTCATTTGTAGACCTCTCTAATCTTAACCAACCTGTGAATGATTTCGCTTGTCCAATCGTCTACCTTTGTGAGAAACTTCTTTGACGTAAAGATATCGGGCTTTATCGTCATGCTGGCAAGTAGTGCCTTGACTTTTTCCTGCTTGATGCTGATATAGTCAGACTCTACGTTAATGTGATTGTATGTAATCCACTCGACCACTTCGCCGTACATTCTTTCAAGGATATACATAGTGATATAGGGGTCATATCCTGCAATGTCCTTGCACATTTCGTCTATCGTATGCCGTAGTCCCTCACAGTAGATGTGCGCCCACTCTGTCTGCTGACGGATGATATCTCTCTCTCGGTAATCGTCTCCCAAACCGAATTTACTTGTATTCAGCCGTAGCCACCCCATCTTTGCAAGCACTACCATGATGAGGAATACAACTAGACCGTATATCATCACCATGAAAGCGTTCTGATTAGTTAAGACTTTTGCGATAGCTTCCCACATTACTCTGCCTCGTTCGGGTTAGGCTGTGAAAAGTTCTCTGTGCGAAGCTGTCCACCACTCTTGTCAAACAGCTTGACTGTGCAGTATGCGGTCTGCTTGTTGCTTCCGTACTTGTCGCACTCCGAATGAAATTTCAGTATAGCGGTCTGTTCATCTTCAATCCTTGTAGTGAATTCTGCTTCACCGCCCAGCTGATTGATTGTGAATACTACGATTCTGAATGAGTTATACATTGCATTGTCCTCCTTAAAAAAGTGCTTTTAATGTGTTTCGTGCGTTTTTGTGCGTTTCGTGTGTTTTCGTGCGTTTCTCGTGTGTTTATATCTGCTCCTTATATGATGCTTATTGTCACCTCTGTTGACTCTTTAAAACATTTCCGAAGCACTTCGAAATTCTTCTATTAAGTGCTGACCGCATTTTTTACAGATATATCTTTGATACATGACCACCGAGCTATTGTCCTTGTAATAGTCTTGCTTGACCATCTCATAGTCATGGTCGCAAAATACACGCTTTAGCCACTTAATAGGGTTCTTTGCTCTATCCATGTCTCTACCGCCTATATGACGTTTATTGCTACTTCTGCTACTTCTTCCAACGGCTCAAACCTCACCACTACCCTGTCACCGTCACGTTCAAAGAGTGTGTGATTTACTCCACCGACATACACGCTCATGTTGCCGTTAGGTACGTTCTCGAAAGATACGGACGTATCGTCTATATAAGCCATCTTTAATGCCGTCCACGGGGTAATCTCCGTCACCTTGCTTGCGGTATTTTCTGTTTTTGCCGTGACAGGTACTTGGTTCTTTTGCGATTGCAGAAAAGCCTGTTGGAGATTATCAAAACGGGATTTGAGTTTATTTATTTCTTCTTCATAATTCATTGGTTAACCTCCTTTTTTTAACCTATTCGCACCATACCGCATAATATGTTGCACCCGCATAATTGCTTGAATCCGTATTACATCCAACCATAATACTTTTAGCGGTATTTGATGCACTTGTAACATTCAGTGTTTTTATTCCTGTATACGAGCTTTCAGTAGAATTTAACTGTTCTAATCGAGTGTAATTTGAGCCAGTCGATGGATATTGTGTTACTGTCCATATTACTACTGCTTTATTAGACCCACTTGTTTCGAATGATACATTAGCATGAATTTTTGATATATCACTAAAATCAATCTGTTCAGCAGTAGTAAGGAGGTTAGTCCCATGTGATGAGGTTTTCCCAACATTATTTGTATTCCATGTCCAATTGGAAGAACTGGGGTTTTGGTATGCCTGCATAAGCCCTCCTAATGGAGTATTATCATTACATCCATACCAATAAACTGCACCTTCCGGCATAACATATATTTCAGTCGTGTTTTCCGTGATGGTCACCGATTTGCTATAATCTGCCGTTAAATCGGTGGGGTCTTTTGCTATGGATGAAGTAAACGTTATTGTCGGGTCTACTCCTACTGACGGTTGCGTGATGGTAATACTTACCCCTGTGGCTTTTCCTGTGCTATCTGTGGTCACGGTCTGCGCTCCGTTATCGTCTGTATATGAGAGCGTGTCGGATGCCGCTGAATAGATATCTACGGTCAAATGATAGGTAATTATTGTATCTATCGTCACGTTGTACGTAGTTTCTGCTGATACTGTCGCACTACCGCTATATCCCTCACACTCACAAGTGTACGTACCTGTTTCGCGGACAGTATAGGTTGCTGACCCCTGTGCGGAGAAAGCGGTTGTACCGACCACTGTAGAGCCTTTTTTGATCGTGATTGTTTTTCCGTAAAGACTGGATGCACTTGTGGATATATTTAATATAGCGCTGAATATATCTATAGTTGTGCTATACGTGGTCTGCTCGGTGACGGTTACTGTGGGTGAGCTGAACACAACTCCACCAACTGTGACCTCGAATGTATAAGCGCCTGTTGACCCAGCTATATATGTACCGCTTCCTGATGTGAAATTAACAGTACCTATCTGCACACCATCTTTCTTTACAATGGCACTATTTATGCTGGGATCTGTAGTCACATTGATTGTAGCTGCCCAAAACGAAAGAAACGTAGTGTAATTCCCATAATATGGTACATTAAGCTGATTTGTAGCCGCTCCTGATGTTATTGTGAGTGTACCTGTAGCAGTTACACCATCAATAACGCATACTCCCGAACTATCGAATACACCTGTAAACGTTGATACGCCATCTGATATTATTACAGATTCACCATAAAGCGAGGTTTCAGTTGTAGTTACAGTTATAGTAGAACCGCCAGAACCTCCACCCGATATAGTCACGTTCGTAGTATCATTTTCGGCATCGTCGGACACATTAGCGCCTGCGAAACGTAAGTTCTTACGCTGGGGCATTTCCTGCCCGAGTCCATTGAGGATAGTGTGACCTGCGCCACAATCATCAACAAGTGCTTCAAGGGCTTCCTGCACGCTATTCTGTGTCTCTCCGCCGATATGCAAAGCGGACGCGAGGAGTATCTTATCACTATCGTAATCTCCAGCCATCGGAAGCACAGAACCATGCCTGCCATTGAACGATGATACGCCTGTAACGGCACTTGCTGCCTGTTCGGCCCAATATTCAGCCTCGTTGACAGAGTTCTGTATGTCCTCCAGAAGCGCGGGGACGTCGGTATGTGATACGTCAATCTCAGATACGCCCGCCTTTTCGATAGCCATCTGGAAATTAAGCGTGCCAACCACGCTATCACCGTCCGATATGCGAATTTCTGCCTCATGCGTGCCCTGAACCGTGGTCATCTGGTCATACACCGCGCTTGTGAGGAAATTACTGTGGACCGTGCAAGGGTATGTATATACATTTCCGTCGGGCTTCGTCCCGTTGATCGTGGCCGTGCAACCTGTGAGATTGAACGGAGCCGGACCGTTGAAAATGTTGAACAGTAAAGCTCCGTCCGCGTCCCTGTCGTACTGCGACAGGTGGACGATAGGCATTACCCCCGTAGGTATTAAGTTTAGATTAATGCTCTGTACTCTCATCCTTTTCCTCCATTATCATAGTTGAACGCTCCCATAAAAAGAGCCGTCTACATACACGCCGAGGTATTTTTGGTTATTTGATTCGTAGGTCATGAATTTCACCTCGTCCGTTCCTATTACGCCAGCGTAGCCTATTAGTCTGCCGTCGCGCACCATTACATCGCCGCTCAACTGTATAGCGTTACCCGACCCCGATGGACCTATATACATAAAAGCCTCGGTCATGTTGTTTTCGGTGCCTACGTGAACGCTAGCGCCTGTCATTCTGACTTGATACTGCGTACTCTCTACGGCGATCCTATCGTTGCCTGATATCAAAAGAGCGTTTTGTCCATCAAATCCCTGAGACGGTCCGTATGTCATTGTCGTTTGCAATCCGTTCCTTCCGAATTTAATGGTCGAGCCGTCTATATTCACACCGCGGATGTTGACGCCCTCTATATCCACCGCGTTGATGGTCCCCGCCGTTATCATATTGGCATTTATCTGCCCGTCAGCAGTCAGCGCTATATCATCGAATGGGCCGTCATATCCTGTGTGGGAATGTCCGAGGCCATTAAGATTGAACCGCCAGACATTGACCGCCGTGTCTTTGTCGTCGGTGTCCATGATTAAAATTTCATTCGGCTCGCCGTTCGCGTTCCGATTTATCACCACATGACCACCCAGACCGCCACTAATCAATGACGATGCGTGCGCGATAGCCTGTTGCATAAATGAGGTCGATGCGCTCTCTTTCGCGGTCTGCTGGATGTCGGACAGGGTATTTACGAGATTCGTCCTGACCTCGCCTATCTCGATTTTGCTGTATTTTTCTTTCAGGACGTCAAATTCAGTACGGATGACCTTCGCCTTTGCGCTGATTCCGAGCTTTTCAAACTCCACTGTCACGGTATCGCATAGCTTCACCCGTTCCAGATTGGCGATATCCTTATATTCCTCTGTCTGCCAGAGCGCCACGAAAGACACGTCTATGCTGACCGATGGAATCCCTATATCGTTGCGTTCGATATAGTTCCGGGTGTATTGTTCGAGCTCCGTCTTTGTCGGTGCGTCCTCGAACTCCTGTGAGAAATCTTTGATTACGGTACGCATAAACGGGAAATTATCAGCATTTTCCGAGTATTGAGCATCACCCGTGACTGTATTTCCCTCGGAATCCGTCCAATACGGTACGATACCCGTTATGGTGTTGGATATGTTCTCTTCCTGCTTGATGTCCGTGATGTTCTTGCCATAGCGTAGCGTGACACCGTTATCGGCACCACGGGACGCATAGAGCTTGACCAGATAATTATCAAACTCATATTCTCCACCGTAGACATCCAGGATCGAACCGTTTACTCCGCCCAGCCTTGATCTGAAGCTCTCAGGCAGCGTCTGTTTGTACGTCGCCTGTGTAGCTTTATCTGTCCAGACTGCGAAAGGATTAGACTCGAGCGAATTGTTTACCAGTCCCTCGAGGGCTCCGGCACACGTCCCCGCCGTGAATGGTTCGACCGGGATAAATGAAAGCTGATATGAGATATGTTCAGCCGATATCGCGACCTTGCCGTTCAGCGGCCTGCTGATTTTATAGACTCTGAATAGTTGTTCATTGGCTCCGTCAGATGGCAACACCTTGATGATGGATGAATAAGTCAGATCATCAAAATGCGCCCCGTCTATGGGATATACCATTTCCATGACATACTGACCGTTGCGCTCCTCCGTGACTATGCACGATATGCAATCGGACAATCTGCCGAGCCCGTTCGATGTGAAATTTATTTCGTCAGCACTATATAAAATGGGGATCATAAGGTGTACCACCTCGGTGTGATTTCAATCTTTGTTATCCCAGAGCCGAGACTGACTCCATTCGCTCCCGGAGTAAGCACCGGGAATCTGCCCGAATTCAGCACGATATTGCCGTTGCAATTTGTCGCGCCCTTGAATGCGTCCATCAGCTCGCAATCAATGTCGGTATATTCATCCGCCGATATGATCGTCACCGTATCAGATCCGATGCCGAATGTGCCGAATCCATATACTCTGAGTAGTGGTTTTGCATCAAAAAGGGTGAAATTCTGGATAGATCCGGCCTGTTCAAACGTGATAGTCTGCTCTCCGTCTTTGAGGAATCTCTGGGGCTTGCAATCAAAAGTGATATTGAACTCCCCAGCATATCCGCGCTCGTACACGTTCGGGCTTATCTCTGATGCAAGGCGCCCGATCCGATATTCTTCCGGGTGATATGTATCCTCTATGCGATGATAGCCGGTATTAGCAAGCATAAAAGCCCGGAACGCGTCGAAAAATGACGGATCTCGGAATGTTCTCAGGATATACGCGGGATAGTCAACCTTGATGTTCGAATATCTGCCATTATCAATCAAAAGGTCTCCGTTTCTTCCCGGTATCGATATGCTCTCGACGTCACGCGCCGGAGCGTTATATACGGCATCGCCCTTGACCTCTACCCCGAAATCAGACAGGGCTTTGCCGTTGAAATATAGCTGATTAAGCATATGCTGCCTCTTTTCTATACATGAGATCGTTCATGCGGTCCATGATTGCGTCCGCCAGCTCGTTCACATCCTGTCCGGCTGCCCCGTATACGTTGATTGTCGGAGCGATTGACGTGGAGCCGCCGCCACCTGATGCCGTATTGATTCCCATGTTGACGGGTATGCTCAGGCTCTCGTTCATCTGGTCCGCGATCAGGTCCTCATTGTCTTTGATGCCCTTTGCGAACAGTTCCATCATATCGGGCGCGTATGTGTGGAAATTGGACAGGGGACCCACTTCGGGCTCACTGAATCCGATATACGACTTCACTGTTTCAGCCAAATCCTTGACTGCGTTTTTTAGGTCGCTCCACTTTGCCTTGATGCCCCTGATGAAGTTGTCTATCAGGTCTTTGCCCCATGTAAGAGCCTTCTCGACACTGAAACCTTCTTTTATCTTCTGCAATGCGTCCGCCCCGGCCTTAACGAGAGACGCATACGACTTGACCAGCCCCGTCACCAGCATCGCGATGAGTTTTGCCGATGCTTCGACGATTTTGGGCACGTTTCTGATGATCGCCTCTGTGAGTTTTATCACTATCTCCGGCGCTTTTTCGATGAGTTTCGGCAGTGCATTTATAAGACCCTCGGCCAGACCCAATATCAGCGCTATTGACGCATCGACGAGGAGATCGACGTTATCAATCAAAGAATCCACGATGAAAAGGATCGTATCGACTATTGTCGGGATCAATTCGGGCAGCGCTTCAGCGATTCCCGTTGCTATCTGCAAGATGATCTGCACGGCTGCGTCGAGTAGAGCGGGCAGATTTTCGATAATAGCGTCCGCCAGCTTCATGATTATCGGCAGGCCCGTCTCAATCAGCTTCGGAAGGTTATCAATTATTGCTTTTGCGAAACTTTCCACTATCTCCACACCGGCATCCAGTAATTTCGGTGCCGCGTCTGTGATATTCTTCACAAGTTCGTCCACGCCCTCGCTGATCTTGTCGAATCCGTTCTTATCCCCGGAGACCAGCATAGAAACACCGTCCATCATACTGGTGAGAGACGGCAGGAATTCAGCTATGAGCGCATTTTTGGCGCCTGTCATGGTGCTCTGCATTCTGGTGAGAGCATCCTCGAAATCCGCGCTTGCCTTGACCGCATCGCCAGACATGATCATGCCGTACTGATTGGCCTGTTCAATCAATCCCTTTGTGGCCTCTGCCGACTGGTTGAAAAGCGGCGCGAGATTCTGTCCGGATTTACCAAATAGATCATTGGCAAGGGCTGCGCGGTCGGTTGAGTCTGCCATGCCCTGAAATCCTTCGATGGTCTTCGCGAATAGATCCTCGCGGGACATAGTATTGATGTCTTCCATGCTGATACCCAGCTTCTCGAACATCCCTCTGGCTTCATCAGATCCGTTTTTTGCGTCGTCCAGCTTATTGGTGAGAGTCTTCAAGCCTGTGGTCATTGACCCCATATCAGTGCCGGCAAGCTGCATCACATAATCCCATTCCTGATAGGATTTTGCAGACAGTCCGAGCTTCTGCGACATTTTATCGACATTATCCCCGTACTGCGCGACCTCGTTCGAGGACTTAACGAAAGCCGCTCCGCCCGCTGCAAGTGCGGCAGTGGCGGCAGTTATAGCCCCCGCTCCGACTTTAGCAGCAGTTCCCAGCGCGCTTCCGAGTTTTCCTCCTGCGCTTTTGCCTGCCTTGTCTGCTTCCGGCTCAAGTATGCTCGATATGCTTCCGCTGATGCCTTTTGCACTCGGAATAATTTGTACGTATGCGCTTGCTAATTCAGTCGACATTGTACTTCTCCAGTTCCTTCAGTAAACTCTCTCCGCTATCGAATCCCCTCACGTCCATGCTGTGGTCGCGGTTGATCTCGTCTATTATTGATTTGGGCATATTCACGCCCTTTTGACCGTTCTCGGTCCTTTGCCAGATTAAAATCCCCAATCTATCAGCTATGGCCGCCAAAAGTGTCTGATCCGTGGTTATCTTCTGCCCGGTCAGCTTCATTCTGATGCGGCTATTCTCACGCAAACCGACCGCCAATGCAGCACACATCAGCGGTCGTATCTGGTGGTAATCGTATATGTGATAGTATTCGGCAAAATCGCAAATCAGAGCATCCTCGTCAAGATTTATCAACCTTGCGAGGATGATGAGTTTTTTATTTCTTTCGCGGCCTCCACGATCTCATTGACCATAAGCTGGACCTGATCCTGTGGACAGTATCCTTTGTTTTTCTTGCGGATGAACTCAAAAAGAGCCGTTTTGTCGTCGCCCAACACGGTATTGACGAAAGTTACCGTCCCCTGAACCATGCGCTGGGCGTCTCCGCTCGACATGTCCGCTATAGCTTCGAACACGTCCCACTCATTCAGCTTATTCTCGTCGATTTCGAACTTGAAACCGCTTTTTGTTTTGCCTTTTACCATCCGTCATCAGCCTCCTGTCGGAAGAGTCGACGTATTCGGTACCTTCTTCATGTACTCGTAGTGTGTCGCCTCGTTTGCTGTATTGTCGGGAGCGCAGAACAGTGTCGTGTTGTACCCGATGGCTTCGTTGTCCACGTAGGATATGGTATCCACGTTCGTGACTCTGCCCTGAGGAATGACGATCCTCTTCTTGACGTTGCCCTGCAGCACCATCTCTATCACGAGCGAGTGCTCTGCCTGTGGTGTAGCGTTCGCGATCACGCTCAGACCGTCCGTGAGATTGCCGGACACGTTCGCATCGCCGTATACATGCTTCAGCACGGTGGGATTAAGTGCCTCAAGCAGCGTATAGTTGAATGTGTCCTCTTTGGACGTCTGGACGGACAGTACCGCCGTACCACCCCACGCATTGATAGTGTCCGAATCCGCGCTGTTGCTATTTGTCACACCGGCATCTGATACGAAACCGAGGTTTTCAAACGCTGCGTCAAGCACGGAGGTCGCATCTGTCGGAAGTGCCGTCCCGATCGGAGCCACAAACAGCGCTCCGCCGATCTTGGGCTTGCCGACCGATACATTGCTTGCATTATTATTAGCCATTTCAGCCTCCTTAATAGTATGTGATGTCAAATACCGCCTGATAGCGATATTTTTTGATCGTTGTATCTGTGAAATTATAGTCAGAATTGAGCTCGCAACCGCCAATGTCATCCAGGTCGATAATGTTATCCATTACCGCCTTGACCTGTTCATTGAGTTCAATCGCGCCGACCAAACTGTTCGAATATGTCTGAATGGCGACAGTTGCCGATTTGATATGATTGCTGATGGATGAGCCTGTTTTCTGGATGATGATGAAATTGCCCTGTGGCATAGTTTTAGGCATTTCAAGAAAACTCGAAAAGCCTTGAGCGGTCAAGTATTCTTTTATGATTTTCTCTATCATCTAAGTGCCCTCAGTATTGTATTACTTTCCAAGTTTTCTTTCCGTGCCTCACGCGATACCGCGACGATTTCAGCGTTGGCCCTATTCTTTCCGACGTAGGAGTCCACTTCGTAGCCGTCACCCAAAGAAGCGAGCGCATCTCGCGCCCTGCTCTCACATATCGCTCTCATCTCATCCGATCGGAGGAGTTCGCGGACCCCTTCTGAATTCAGTTCAACCTCAACACTACTCATATCTCTCCAATTTGACCTTTTTGTTCCATGAAAGAGGTATATTTTCTTCTATCCCCGCCGTGGGGTATCCGATAGTCATGTAGGTGCCTGCAAACGGCTCCGGGAGTACCACCTTTGTGTCCGTCCAGTCATGATCATCCCCTTTTGGTATCGCCAATGTGTACGCGATGCGCTTGCCGTACAGACTTAACGTATTCGTTATGTCGTCCGTACTAGGCTCACCGACCAACACATTCCCAATATCCTCCGTGGTCTCTTCATATATAGGCTGACCGCTCCAGTCCGTCCCGGTCTGCGTCATTGTGACTAGTTGTACTGTGATACCTTTAATCATTGCCGTATATCTCCAGTGCTCCGTATGTCTGACACCTTAACCCCAATGCTTTGAGGTCGTTTTTCAGGATTGCAGCCGATACTCCGCCACCCGCCATGATGGGCGTACCACTGAAAGAGTATCCCATTGCTGACTGCGAGAACTGTGATAATGGTTCCCCTTCCGTGTCCTGTCGCAAAACGCGGCCCACGATACTCACCGTCACCATAGTGGCGACTGACGCAAGATTCGGATCATCAATTATCATCTGGTCGAGGTCCTTATTGACCGCTTTAGCCTTTACCCTCAGGGCATCGGAAACGAGCGGTAACAGCTTCTCGACCTTTGCAGTCTCATCGGCTGTGAGTGGTCTGAATAAATCAATTACATCCTGCAATGTAGCAAAATCTGACATGTCTATACCTCATGGAAAAAAGGGGAAGCGTTATTTCGCGCTCCCCTTGACCTTTTTGACCGTCTTTTTGACTGCCGGCTTCTTTTCGGGTTTAGCTTCGGGCTCTCCCTTGACTACCTCAACAAGACCCATACCGACCGCCTTGTCGATACGGGCCTCATCAGTCCAGTCCAAAACCTCCCCCGGTTTGCGCTCACATTTCGCCTGCAGGTCAACAAAACTCTGTCTGGCTACGATCATCAGACGCCTGCTGCCTTAACGCGAGCGAATGCGTCAGCGTCGAGGATACCCCATCCGATGAACGCCTCGGACCTTATGAGGACCTCATTGGCCTGCTTCAGATCGTATGTGCCGCCGTCAGGATTACCGTATTCGATAACCTCAAGAGGCATATCCAGAGCGTAGCCCCACTTGAACGCATCGAAATCACCCAGAATAACCCTGTCGAGGTTACTGTTGGCGGACACGGTTGCGTTGACGTCGAGTGTTGCTCCTCCAAGAGTTGCAGGAGTTGCGCCGAATGCGAAATCGGGATATACCCTCTCGCCGCTCTGAGTTGCTACGGCTGCCATCTTCTGGCGTGCAGCGGGTGAAAGGACGATACCGTTTACTGCGTACTCATCTGCCTCGAGTGCGGTTACGGCCTCCTCGATATTAGCATCGATCTTTGTGCTGTCATGCTCAAGAATGATGGTCTTTGTGGTGGATATCATCGCGTCAAAGTTGTTGCTGCCGATGATAGCTGATGCAGATCCGGTTGCAGGATTTACGCCGTGCATTGCCATGACGTCGAGTCCGGCTGCGATCTTCTTCGAGAATCCCTCAGCGAACTTCCTGAGATAATCGATCTGCTTCTCCTCTGCGGCATACTTGAACTCGTCAGATATACGGCTCTGATATACCACCTTCACGGGTCTGATCTGGACGGGTGATACGGTTGCTCCGCCTGCGGGCTTTGCAGCGGTCTCTCCGACGATTGAAACAGATCCGTCAAAGTTGAATACGAATACGTCCGTGCCTGCGAATGCGATAGGCTCCTCGGCGCTCATCTTTGCGAGTGAGCTGTGGCCCTTTACCTTCGAAAACATTTCTCTTGCAAGCTCAGCGGGGAACTTGCTACCCATTGTGATTGTAGACATAGCTTTTCTCCTATTCTTTCATGTTGTGGAGCATGGACTTTAGCCCTGCTTCGATTTTCGCCTCTTTTGACTGAGGCACTGCTGTTTCACTGCTTGCGAGGGGAGCCTCGGGGACCTTGATCATGCCCTTGAGTCCTTCCGCGCTTTTACGGATTGACTCTTCGTCCTCTCCTTGCAAGTAATTGACTGCTGAGTACGGCAGCCCCATCTCGTTGGCGATTTTGGTTTTTGCCGAGGCCGTCTCGTATGCCTTGATCTGGGAATCCTTCTCTGCAATCTTCGTATCGAAAGCGGAGATTTTTTCATTTGCTTCATTCAGAGCCGTATTCAGCTCCGCGATCTGTTTGTTTGCCGCTTCGAGCTGATTTTTGGTCTCGTCAAATCCGTTTAGCTGTTCCATGAACTTATTCCGCTCACGTTCGAGCCTTGACTTGATAGCGCTGTCAAAATCTTCCTGCGTTTCGATAACTTTGAATTCATTTTCAGCCATTATTGGCTCCTTTCCCGGCTTACCGCGCCGTTTGCGTGATTTTGTATTAAAAAAGCACCCTCTCGGATGCTCTAACACACTATTTTCTGCTTTTTCTTCTCTTTGATCTCCGTCACGCCCCAATGTGCATATATCATGGAGTCCATTATCGCGACATCGATATCGGGCTTCTGGGATTTATACCCGAATCCCCCGGAGCTCCCGATCGGTCTCTTTTCGCAATTCGATATGATCTGAACCACTGAAGGTTGACCCATGTGGCATAGCGTTCCGCTGAATAGATCCCGCTCAAATACAGAATTAGCCAGGATCACTTCGCCCGTGTTCGGGAAAATCGGCTTTTTCAGTCCGGCATCGTGCATCTCATTCGTCAACACCGATGACCCAGAGGCTCCATCAACTATCACGGCCCCGATATCTTTCGCCTTCTTCAGAAAGTCCACGATCCAGCCGTTACCCGTTCGCACATTCTTGCATCCGATGCACTCGAGGAATATCTTTCCGTCAGAGGTCTTGTATGCGATAGACATCGCCACCCTCATTCCGTCTCGACCGTATTTGATGCCGATGATCTTGTCCGAGACACGCTCCGGCACCTTTGCGCACTTCAGGTCGTTCCATTCATTCTCACTGATGGCTGACTTCTGGTTATATTGCAACCATAACCCGAACCGCTGGATATTATAATCGACCTCGTTGCTCTTATCCTCTGCCCGGATCTTACGCTCATCTAACTGAAAGCCCATCGCGGGATTGGTTCTATACCAGAGATCCACATTGTTGACGTCGCACATCTGCTCGACGGACCATTCCGCCCAATACGTGCTCTCGCTCTCGCCCTGAATGCACTCGTTACGCATCGCGGGGAATACAGTTCCGCTTGATACGCTTGTCGGAGGCGTCCCGCATAGGATTGTCTGTGGATTCGGGCTATCAGACACGATATACTGGAGTGTATTTCTCTGATCCTCCGTGTATTCCTGCGCTTCATCCACAATGAGAACGTCGAACCCTTCTCCGAGTCCACCTTTTGACGTCCTTGTCCTAAAATCCACGCTTGCGCCGGTATCGAGTATCGTTATCCGCTCAAGGCCGAACTGTTTCGAGTACGTGTATGCTCTTTCGTAGGTCTCGTCCTTTTTGACGCGGATCACTTCGGTGTATCCTTTGTCCCTGAGGAGCTTCGCAAGCCTTAATGATGCTGCGCTTGAGGTCGATGTTCTGTGTGCCGTATGCAGGACCCTCTCACCGTTCTCCAGTGCGTCAAGTTCTCGCATGGTCAACACTTCGCCCTTTCCGTTTCGCCGGGGGATGGAATATCCAACCTTAACGTGAACATATAACCCGTCGTCATCGACCGCCATGATGTCGTTTATCAGCGTCTCCTGCCACGGCTCTGGTTCTCGACCCGTTTCCCTATATTCTCTGAGCGCACGTTCGCCCCTTGTCTCCGTGTAATTACAGCAAATCCTATAAGTTGGTGTTTGCTCACCTATCCTCTTTGCCATATTTAATTCCCCTTAAAGGTATATTTTGCGATTACTTCATGAAATTGCGGTTGTACGACCTTAATCTGCTTCCGTCATATACAACCTCGCATCTGCAATTTTCATGTCTCTGGAAGACTTCGCGCGGTACGTTCGGATATTCATACTCACCTTCGAGCTCCGAACACCAGTCGCAACAGTTAGCCTCTGCGGTCCTTATGACCCTCGGCCTTAATCCAGAGTTATACTGGAATTCAGCGTTTTTCTTGATACTGTCATCTACGACCGACTGCGAGAAATTAACAATCGGCTCCCCGACCATCCACTTTACATCATCATACTTTTCAGCCGATGAAACCTTATCAATGAATCCGTCAACCTTACTCCTGTTCAGATCCGCTTTCAGACCCTTCAGACCCACGCCGCTTATCTCGTTCAGCCTCGTCTGGACATCCGCGCAATAGTTGGCGATTTCGTCATGGTCCATCTCAAGCAGCGGCCTCAGGATCTTGTCCGCTATGTTGTAATACATACGACCATCCGGCAGGATATCGGCCGATACATTCAGTTGAATGGACCTCGAAAGCAGTTCGCCGTATCTCTGCGACAGATAATTCGCATCGTTATACGTTGCCTTACCTTCTTTCAGGGCTGTCCGTGCTCTCTTGATGGTGCTATCCGTGGATAGTGCTTTATTAAATGTCTTTTTTATGCTTTCAAGTATCTCGGGTGCTATATCATCCATATTACAGTCCTGTCAGCTCTCTCAGCTTGTCCTCTGTCACATATTCCGGGAAAGACTGCTGCAGCTTCATGAATGCGTCACCGATTCCACTCAAGCTCGCACTGTCTGCCTCGAATATCGGCGCCCATTTCGGCTTTGTCAGATATATCTCTTTTCTGGCATATGCCACCCCGTCCCTCACCGACGCTGCCAGATATCCGGCATTGATGAAGCCGATTCCGAAACTTCTCTGCGCTGATCTTGCCGTGAGCCTCAGATTCTCATGGGCTGCCTTGATCGCTTCGGAGCTTGAGGGATTACCCGATGCAAATCCGAGATCGTCGAGTGTCAGCCCTGTCTCTCCCGCGAATGCGCTCGCATACATACGGAATTGCTCGATAAACGGTGCCATGCTCTGCTGGGTGAACTGTCCCAGAGTGGGGCGGTCTCCATCCTCGTCCTTGCTAAACTGAAGCAGGCTGGATATTGTCGCCTGCCACTTTTCGAGCGGTTCGGCATCCTGTGACAGCCCGGTCACGTACTTCTGCGGGAATGAATAAAATTCCGCTGATACTTCTCCGCGTGTCACCGTGTTCCGCGCCTTGTTTATCAGATCCATGCACGACCTCGATATCCGGCTGTGTCCGAATGGCCTCTTGCTGTCGGGCTTATATATGATCGGGACCAGAAGCGGATACCTCGCGGGATTGTTTATCCTGGTCGCAATCTCATCCACGCTCGAATAAAACTCCGTGTAGTCCGGCGTAAAATATGCTTCGAGTATTGGAGCGTCATGATCGTCGCGCTCCAGTACCGCGTATCCCTCTGTCAGAAGATTCGTGATCGGATCTATCACTCCCGTGGCATTCGTTCCATCCAAGACCTGCAATCTGGGAAATCCATCCGCTCCGGCTGAGATATATATAAAATCGCATGAGTTTATCAGCGCGCCCTTTATGGCCGACTCGAATAATATGTCCGCATTGTTTTGCTGATAAATTGTCCAAAAATCGAAATTGTCGTTTTCAAATCCGTCAAATATCAATCTGTCGGACAGACTATCCACCGCCTTTGAACACCATCCGAGTGTACTTTTATAAGCCTCTTTCAGCTTATTCGGTATCACATCGCCCGGATCATATGCGCTGTTTTTCTGCTCGTAATACTTATATCTGAGCAGTCCCCTTGATCGTTTGTATTCGAGTTTATTGCGCAAATACGCTATGCCCTTCAATGTGCTCATTTAATTACTCCTGTTATCATATTAGCGAGATATCTGTGCA